CCGACAGCATCGAAGCCGAAGCCGAGCGCGCCAAGCGGCCACTCGAGCGCTTCGACGTGGCCGCTGACGATCCGCAGGGGGCGTTCTGATGCGCGCCGAAGACAATTTCCAGATCACCGTGTTCGACTACCTGAAGCGTAACGGCATTTACGCTTTCCACATCAAGAACCAGGGCAAGTGGTCGCCCGCTTACGGCCGCAAGCTTCGCCAGATGGGCCGGCGCAAGGGGATGCTGGACCTCCAGTGCATCACGGCGATCAGCGAAAAGCTGCCGCGCGGCGTGTTCATGATCGAGTGCAAGCGCCCGCCGCAGCGCCTGCCGAGCGGCAAGCTGAGCAAGGCGCAGCCGCGGCTTGAGCCCGAGCAAGTCGAGGTCATTGGCGAACTGGCGGCGCTGGGCATCCCGACGCTGATCGTTCGCAGCCTGGATGAGCTGGACGTGGCGCTGCTGTCGCTGGGCGTGCCGTTGCGCGGGAGGGTGCTGTGATGCCGCTCCTGAGCAAGCCGCTAGGCCCGCAAGAGCGCCAGGCCGTTGAGCTACGCCGCAAGGGCCTCAGCACAGGCGAGATCGCTGACGAGATGTGCCTGACCAGCAACCACGTTTCTACCGTCCTGACGCACGCCAAGCGCAAGGGCGCGGTGTTCCCGCGCGTGGTCAAGAAACACACCCCGTCCGTGCCGATCGAGCGCCTGGTCAAGATCAGGGCCGAGCTACTGCGGGCAGGCTACCGGCGCGGCATCCCGCGGATCATCGGCGAGCGTGTGGGGCTCACGAAGAACTGCGTCGGGGTGCGGCTCTGGAAGTACGACCAAGCACAGAAGCGGGAGAGGGCGGCATGAGCGGATGGAGCCTAAAGCGCATCGACTACGAGGCGCACAAGCGCAAGTGGGGCGGGTTCGAGGACCCGGACACGTACCACCCGGCGCGCGACCTAGCCAAGCAACAAGACTGGGAATGGGCCGTTGATCGCCTCGCGCGACGCATGGACATCACAGCCGACCAACGCCGGGCGGCGCATCGCTACTACGAGGCCAAGATGGCCGTGGAAGGCGACATACCGCCAGAACGGCGCGGCATGGTCACTGGTGGCCCGGAGTCGTGGCTAGAGCGCGCCTCGCGCGTGTTCTGGAGCGCCCATTCCTACGTGGTCGGCCATCCCGGCATGACGCCCATGCGCGCGGCCACGTTCGACAGGCTGTTCAAGGCAAGCCAGCCAACCCTTGAGAGCGTCCGCAGCGCCCGCGTTGGCGCCGCCAGCGGCCGCACAAAGCAGGGCGAAGCAATCGGGCGGATCAAGTGGTGCGTGGAGGTGCTGGCCAACCACTTCGACGGCATGAGCTATGAGGAGGCGGTGGTGAACGAGAAGCAGATGGGCGTGGGCGAAGGCTGGAAGCGTTGCCACCACACGCCGGGCTACGAGGCCGAAGCAATCGCTGCGCTAGAGCGCCAAGGCTTCCAGGTGTTCGTGGTCCCGACGAGCGGCAGCGTGTACTATCGCAACCCGCACGCGGCTTCCGTTTTCGAGCCTATTGACACTACCCCCCAAATCGCAGCATTAAAAACCTAACGTGTGAACACGCGCGCCCGGAGCAATCCGCGGCGCGCTTTTCGTTTCTGGCGGACGCGCTCGGACGGCCTATCCCTGTCAGCCCCTTGACGCTAGCCGCTCCACCGCCCGCCAGAATCCAACCCACAGCAGCCCGCCACGCTGCCGCCCTATGATCGTTCGGCAATGGTTAGCCGGATTAACGAGGCGGCGGCGATTTCCCTCCTTGTCCCTTAAGGCGGGCTGCTGCGGACCCAACAGGAGCAAGACATGACTAAGCTGAACGCCAAGACCAAGAAGGCCGCCAAGGCCGCGCCGAAGAAAGCGCCGGCCAAGAAGGCGAAGGCGCGCTGAGATGAGCGCGGCTGCGGTCTATCTCGCGGCAGACGGCCGCGAACTGACCCAAGAAGAGATCAAGGCGCTCACCGGCGAGGAGAAGCTAAAGGCCCGCGATCGCGCCAACAGAACCGCAGGCATCGCAGAGGGCAAGAAGCGCGCGCTTGCTGAGCTGGCCAAGATCGGCCTCCAAACGCAGGAGGAGTACAGCCAGCTCGCCCAGCTCCGCGCCGAACGCGACGCACGCCCCACGGCAGGCGAAGAAGCCAAGCACGGCAGACACCAACGCTGGCTAGGCTTCGCCATAGGCGTACCCGCCGGCATGATCCTCGCCTGCGCCGCCATCTTCGCCATGCAGGGCATCATCTGGGACACCGCAACGCGCTCGTTCCGTGAGCAAGCCATGACCGGCGCGATCATTTCAAGCCAGGGTGAGCAACAAAGCGAGGGCTACACTAACCCCGGCCAGGATGTTACGAGGCGGCCATGACAATCGTTGCTGCGGGCAAGCCAGACGGTTACGGGACGTGCGAGCAGTGCGCCTTCTTCAGCGCACGCACCGATACGCTCGGCGTTTGTGGAAGGCGCGAGAAGCCACTTGGCGTCACCGGCATGGGGCGCCTTAACGCTTGGCCCTTCACCTTGGCGTGGCATAGCTGCTGCAATCCGCGCCAACGCCCCCGGCAAGTGCTTTGGCATGAACGCGGCGCGTCGGTTGACGCGAAGCCGGAAAGCTATGTCCACGCCCTAGCGGGCCTGTTCGTCGCCCAAATCGTTGCTGACATCGCCGCAGCGATAAAGCCGGAGCGTAGCGACGCTTACACGAACCCAGGGCAAGACGTTACGCGCAGGCCATGACCATAGATCAAGTTCATCAAGATGGCTAACGGACACGGCGGCAGACGCCCCGGAGCGGGCGGCAAGAAGGGTGTGCCGCGCACCAAGACCAAGCAGGCTTACGAAGCGATTGAGATGGCCTTCGAGGGCATTGGCGGCGTTAAGGCGCTGACAGCTTGGGCCAGAGAGAACCCGAGCGACTTCTACAAAGTGATCTTCCCCAAGATCATCCCTGTTCAGGTGGGCGGCGATCCTGAGAACCCGCTGCGCGTAGTTAACGAGATCGTCCTGCGTGGCGTTCGACCAGACGCATGAGATCCAGCTACCGGACAAGCTAGTCCCGGTATTCGAGGGCAAGGCTAGGTTCAGGGGCGCTAAGGGTGGGCGTGGCTCAGCCAAGACGCGCACCTTCGCCAAGATGAGCGCTGTGATCGGCGCTAAGGCTGCGGCTGAGGGCCGGGAGGGTGTTATCCTCTGCGGCCGTCAGTTCATGAACAGCTTGGCGGACTCCTCGTTCAGCGAGGTCGCCGCGGCCATACGCTCTGACCCGTGGCTCATCACGGTGTTTGAGATTGGCGAGACGTTCATCCGCACCAAGTGCCGGCGGGTCGAGTACCTGTTCGTCGGCTTGGCCCGCAACCTAAGCAGCATCAAGTCCAAGGCGCGCATTCTGCTGTGCTGGATCGACGAAGCCGAGGACGTGAGTGAAGCGGCGTGGGTGGTGCTGATCCCGACAGTGCGGGAAGAGGGGTCAGAGATATGGCTGACCTGGAACCCGAGGCTTAAGGCGAGCGCCACGAATAAGCGCTTTGGTAACCCGAGCGACGCGGACACCAAGATCGTTGAGTTGAACTGGCGGGACAATCCGTGGTTCCCGGCCGTGCTCGAAGCCGAGCGCCAGCGTGATTTGCGCGACCGGCCCGAGCAGTATGAGCATATCTGGGAAGGCGCATACGCCACGGCGGCGACGGGCGCTTACTATGCCCAGGACTTACTGAGGGCCAAGCAGGACAAGCGCATCACACGCGTGTTCAGAGAGCCGCTGCTGCCGATCTACAGCCACCATGACATCGGCGGCAAAGGCGCGAAGGCTGACAACTACGTGATCTGGATCACGCAGCGTGTGGGCCGCGAGATCAGGGTGCTGGATCACTACAACGCTCAAGGCCAACCGCTCGCAGCGCACGTTCAGTGGATGCGGGATCGGGGCTATGAGAAGGCTCACATCGTCCTGCCGCATGACGGCGCCAACGATGGCGGGCCGGCAGAGACGTGGGAAGACGCATGGCGCAAGGCAGGCTTTGCCAATGTGCGGGTCATCCCCAACCAAGGGCCGGGTGCAGCGATGTTCAGGATCGAGCAGACGCGCAGGCGCTTTGCACAGACAGTTTTCAATGAGGACACGACCGAAGATGGACGCATCATGCTTGGGCTCTACGCGCCTAAGATCAGCGAAGAGACGGGCGCAGACCGTGGGCCGAACCACGACTACAGCCACGACGCGGACGCGTTCGGTCTGATGATGTGCGACTATCGCGATCAGGCCATTGTGGAAGACAGCCGCCCGCTCGCGCCGCCTATGGGGACGGTGGCCTAATTGGCTTACGACCGCGGCGACGCTGACGACAGCGGCTTAGTCGAGGCCCTGCGCGCTGAGGAGCAATGGGCTGCGTCCTACCTCAAAAGCGAGCTTCAGGAAGCGCAGATTAATGCGCTCAAGCGCTATTACGGCGACGAGTACGGCGACGAGGTGGACGGCCGCAGCCGTGTCACCACGCGCGAGGTGTACGAGATCATCCAGTGGCTGCGGCCTGATCTGCGCCGCACGTTCACCAGCGGCCCGAAGGTGTTTGAGTTTGCGGGCGTCACGCCTGAGAGCGATGAGCACGCAGAGGCCGCGACCGATCTGGTGAACTACACGTTTCTCAATGACAACGAGGGCGAGCGCGAGCTTGACGCGTTCATCTTCGACGGCCTGTTGCAGCGCGTCGGCATCATGGGCTGCGAGTGGAAGGAAGCTGAGTACAGCCCCGCTCAAGAGGTGAGCGGCCTCAACATGATGCAGGCGCAACAGCTCATGGCTGATCCGTCCACGGAGATCGTGGGCCAGGACGTAGAGCAGGGCCAGCCCGACGAAGCGCACCCGGACGGCATGTTCTATGCCTTCAAGATCAGGAAGCGCACCAAGCACGCCTACCCGGAAGTGTTCGCAATCGCGCCCGAGGACTTCCGCATCGCTGCGCGCACGGTGGATCTGGAGACGGCCCGCTATTGCGGCGACGTGGTTCGCATGATGCGCGGCGAGGCCAAGCGCAAATGGCCTGAGTACGCCGAGGAGATCGACAGCCACCAGGGCGACACGTCAGGCTTCAACACCGACGAGCGCCGGGCTGAGCGCTTCCGTGACCTGGAAGGCTGGGACGCTGGCGCTATGCGCGGCGCCACAGAGGGCGATGCTGGCGAGGTCGAGATCATGCGGGAGTACATCCGCTACGATCTGGACGGCGACGGGATGCCCGAGCTGATCCGCTGCTATCGCCTGGGCGATTGCATCCTCGAGAAGGAGGAGGTGGATGAGCACATCTACAGCCACTGGACGCCGAACCCGATCCCGCACCGCTTCTTCGGCTTGAGCATTGCCGACGAGGCGATGGACATCCAGCGGGTCAAGACGGTGCTGCTCCGCAATATGCTGGACAGCGTGTACATGAGCGTGGTTCCGCGCACGTATGCCAACACGAACATCGTGAGCCAGCGTGGTCTCGATGCGTTGCTGACGGTGCGGCCTGGCGTGGTGATCGAGGGCGCAGGCTCCGCGGCGGATGCGATCATGCCGATGGTGACGCCGGACTTGAGCGCATCGGCGCTGACGGCAATGCAGTGGATCGACCGTGTAGCTGAGAGCCGGACGGGCGTGAACCGATCGGCGCAGCCGATGGACCCGGATTTGTTGCATGACACGGCCAAGGGCGTAGAGCTGTTGCAGAACGCGGCGAGCGTTCGCAAGGAAGAGATCGCCCGCAATCTGGCGGTTGGCCTGCAGCAGCTTGGCAAGAAGCTTTATCGGCTCATTCACAAGCACCAGAACGAAGCGCGCAGCATCAAGATCGCGGGCGAGTGGCAGAACATCGACCCGCGCGCTTGGGAATCGGACATTCAATGCACGGTGAGCGTGGGCCTTGGTACGGGCGCGCGTGAAAAGCAGTTGATGATGCTTCAGATGATCCAGCAGGATCAGGTGGCATGGGTGAGCGCTTACGGGCCGGGGACGCCGGTGGTGAAGCCAGAGCATCTCTACAACCTCGTCAGCGAAAAGCTGCGGCTCTTAGGGTTTAAGACGCCGGACAAGTTCTTCGGCGCACCGGTACAGCAGAACCCGCAGACGGGGCAGATGGAGCCCTATGTGCCGCCGCCGCCGCAAGACCCGAACGCGGCCAAGGTCCAGGCTGAGCTTCAGAAGGCTCAGATGGAGATGCAAGCGTCGGTGCAGATGGAGCAGATGAAGGCTCAATCGGCAGAGCGTCAGACGGTGTTGCAGGCCGAGAAGGACATGCAAGTTGCCGCGGCGCAGCAGCGTGATGAGTTGATGCGGGCGCAGATGGATGCCGAGAAGGCGCAGCGCGAGCATCAGATTGAGATGCTGCGCGTCCAGCTTGAAGCCGAGCGGCTCCAGTTCGAGCGCGAGAAGGCGCAGCTTGAGGCGCAGATCAAGCAGGCCGAGCTTCAGATGAAGGCGCGTGAGATTGAGTTTAAGGGCGAGGTCGAGAGCGCCAAGCTGGAAGACAGCAAAGATGCGCGCAAGGAATCGACCAAGCTTGAGAAGATGAAGATGGCCAAGGACCCCGACGAGCGCGACGACGCCGAGGCCGAGATGGACGGCAAGCCGAGCCGCACGGATCGCTTGATTGAAGCGATGATGAAGGGCCAGCAGGAGCTGATCAAAGAGCTACGCCGGCCGAAGTCGATTAAGCGCGGCGCGGATGGGCGCGCAGTCGGTGTTGAATAATGGCGTCCACGGGGACGGCGACAATCGACTTTGGCTCAACGCCAGTAGCGGACGCATCGTTTGTGATTGCGGATTCCGGCGTCACGTCAGCCTCGTACATGGAAGCTTACGTGCAGGGTGACGCGACCGTGGACAATTCAGCCAGTGAGCACGCTTTTGCGGCGGTGTCCTGGCGTCTCTTCTGTGTCCCTAGCAACGGGTCATTCACGCTCAACGTGACGTGTTTGGTTGGCCTATGCACCGGGACTTTTGATGTGAGGTACGTTTACACGTGAGCTGGTTTCTTAAGCTGATCGGAAGCGCTTCCGGCAATGTGGCTGAGGTTGAGTCCACCAACCGCCTGAAGGTAGCGCTGGCGCAGAACACGAGCCCCGCCGAAGTCGGCGCCGTGCGGCTGTTCTCGGAGAACGACCCCGGCGCAAAGACGGGCACGGCCTATCTCGCGTCGCCCGAGACGGACGATGACGCCAAGCTGCGGGTGGCGAACGAAGCGATTTTTGACATTGAGACGTTCAACTACACGGCCCAGAACACCGGCAAGCACGCTTACCGCAACACGACCATGACGATTGGTTGGACGGCTGCGGGTATGATTACCAACAGCGGCAACATCACGACCACGACCACGGGCGTTCAGTGGAACTCCTACGCTGAGTTTCCGCTCATTGGCTCGTCTAATCTCTACGGTGAGTTTGCGGGCAGCTTCACTGCGCTTCCTACCACCAACACCATCGTGGACTTCGGCTTTGTTCGCCTTGCGACCACGAACCCGTATGCGCCGACTGACGGGATTTATTTCCGCCTTACCAGCGCCGGTCTGTTCGGCGTTATCAACTCGAACGGCACCGAGACGACCACCAGCGTCTTCGACTTCACATACGCGATCAATCAGAAGTACCAGTTCATCATCTCGATCCACGAGCACGCCGTTAAGTTCTGGATCGATGACGTACTCTATGCCGAGATCGATACGCCGGTAGGCCAAGGCCAGCCGTGCATGAGCGCGTCGCTCCCGGTAGCCATGCGCCATGTCATCGCCGGTGGCGCTGCGGGCGCGGCTCTGTCTTTCGCGTTCAACGATTACACAGTCTCCATCGGTGGCCCGAACATCGCGCAAACTGCCTCGACGGTTGGTCAGCGCGCCTATGGCTCATATCAAGGCCTCTCAGGCGGCACGATGGGCTCGCTTGCGACCTATCCGAACAGCACCAACCCGACCGCTGCGGCGCCATCGAACACGGCGCTGACGGCCAACTTGCCAGCAGGCTTGGGCGGGCAGGGCGTTGTCACGGCTGCGGCGGCAGCGGCGACAGACGGCATCTGGGGCAGCTATCAAATCCCGGCTGGCACGGCCAACGTGCAAGGCCGGCGTTGTGTTATCCGCGGCGCTCGCGTCGATGCCGTGAACACTGGCGCTGCGGTCGCGACTACAGCCACCACGCTTCAATTCTCGCTGGCCTATGGTCACACGGCTGTTTCGCTTGCGACCACTGAAGCAGCCGCCGCCAAAGCGCCGCGTCGCTTGCCGCTTGGCTATATGACTTGGCCCGTCGCCGCTGCAATCGGCCAAGCTCCACAGCATGGGCCGATTGAAATTGACCTTGGCGATGCGCCTATCTTTGTGAACCCCGGTGAGTTCGTGCAGCTCGTCGGTAAGTTCATCGTTGGCACAGCCACGGCATCGCAGACTATTACGTTCGTCTGGACGCCGATTTACGGCTGGGAATAACGCATGTCGCTACTGCTTGCCCTCGTCGGAGCGGGCAGCGGCGGCGGTGGGGGCGATAGTGCAGCGGTCACGCAACCAAGCGGAGCCGGCGCACACAAGAAACGCGGCCATTCCTTGCAGCGTTTCTTGGACGAACTGGCAAGGATGCCGGCGCCAGAACCGGAAGCGCCGCCCGAGCCCGAAGCGCCCAAGCCGAAGCGGCGCGTGTACGGCTTGCCGGTGCAGGCGTTCGAGGCGCTGCCGGTGCGCTACCAAGTTCCGGTGGTTCGCGAGTTCGCCGATCAGTTGGCCGAGGTCCGAGAGGATGCGCGGCGCCGCCAAGCGTTGGCCCAGGAAATAGCCAAGGCCATGCGCGAGGCAATCGAGCGGGCGCAGGAAGAAGACGACGAGGAGATTTTCCTATTAGCCGCCTAGAGAAGATCAACAGCTTCCTCCGCAAGGAGATTCGCAGCTTCATCGCTGACGCAGTGCGGCCTTCGCAGCCAATGCCGACAGCGCCGGACGAGGCGACGCTTATCACGCGCGCATCCGAGGGCGCTGCGGTGCGCCAGTTTCTGGAGAGCACGCAAGTCCAAGACTTCATGGCGCGTGCTGAAGCGAACCTGACGCATACGATGCTAAGCCTGCCGCTCGATGACGACGCTGGCCGGCGCAATCTGGCCGTGGCGATCCAATCGCAGCGCCAGATGCTCAAGTACTTGACTGAATTGGCCCGCGACGGGCGCGCGGCGGAAGCCGAACTGGACCGCTTGGCCAAGGGGCCGCGTCCGTATTTCTGAGGTAACGCATGAGCATGGAAAGCACAGAAGCAGCCGCTGAAAGCGCGCTGCTAACGGCAGTCATGGCCCCGGACGAGGGCGACATCGGGCAAGCGCCGTCGCAAGAAGTGCGTGACGCTGACCCGGATGCGGCGGTCGAAGAAGAGGCGCCCGAGCAGGAAGAGACGAAGGCCAAGGCCGACGACAAAGCCGAGCCGGACGAAGACGAGATTGAGATTGCAGGCGAGGAAGGCCAGGAGCCCAAGCGCCTGAAGGTGGCCGATCTGGTCGAGAAGGCGCAAGCGTATGAGCGCATCGAGGCCCAGAAGGCGCAGATCATTGAGCGCGTCGAGCAGGAGGCGGTGAGCCACGCGACGCAGCGTCTGCGTCAGGTTGAGCAAGTTGGCCAGCAGACGGCGTACATGCTGCAAGCGGCGTTGCAGATGACGCAGGCGCCGCGCGAGCCGAACCCGCTTGATCCGAAATATGACGAGTACAATGATCCCAGCGGCAAGCAGTGGCGCAACGATCAGTACAATTACCAGCAGCTCAGCAAAGTGTACAGCCAAGCCCAAGAGCTGAGCAGGCAACTGCTGCAACAAGCGCAGGGCGCTCATGCGATGGCGACCGAGGAGCGCGAAACATTGGAATTGCAGCGTCTGACGCGCGCATGGCCCGAGTTCAGCCAGCGCGAGACGCTTGATAAGTTCGTCAACGACATGGGCAAGTCCTACGGCTTTTCGGCCGAGGAGCTTGATGCCGTTTTGACAGACCACCGGCAGGCACTCGTTGCCCGGGACGCCTTGGCCTATCGGGCCATGAAGGCGCAGAGCGGGGACGTGAAGGCGAAGGTGGAAGCGAAGGCGCCAAAGCTGGTTCGGAGCAAACAGGAGGCCAAGGGATCGCCCGCACAAGCGCGCGACCAGAAGGGCCAATTTGCACAGAACGCTTTGGGCCGATTGAAGCAGACTAACTCAGATGATGACGCCGCGGCGTTCTTCACCGGATTGGTGAAGGCCGGGCGCATCTAACCCAAAGGACAATTTAACATGACCACGACAACCTATGGACAGGTTGGCGTTCGGGAAGACCTGTCCGACGCGATCTACAACATCGCGCCGACTGACACGCCGTATCAGTCCACGGTTCAGAAGGGCAAGAAAGCCACGAACCGCGTGATTGAATGGCAGACCGACACGCTGGCTTCCGCAGACGGTTCGATCACCGTCCTCGAAGGCGCATCCGCCACCGACCGCACGTTCACTGCCACGGTTCGCTTGAAGAACCACATGCAGATCATGGACCGCGCAATCATTATCTCCGACTCGGCCGATGCCGTCACTGCCGCAGGGCGCGACACGGAAACCGGCTATCAGGTGATGAAGCGCACCAAGGAACTGAAGCGGCACATGGAGGCGCGTCTTGCTGGCAACTGGGCTTCGGATGACGGTTCGGCGCTTACCGCGCGCCAATGCGCCGGCTTCGAGTCTTGGATCACCACGAACGACAGCCGCAAAGGCTCAACGGCTTCGACGCAGGGCGGCTACAACAGCGGCACCGGCATCGTGGCGGCGGCGACGGACGGTTCATCGACCCGTACCTTCACCGAAACGCTGCTCAAGGGCCGCATCAAGGCTTGCTGGGATGAAGGCGGCGAGGACAGCATCATCATGCTGGGCTCGTTTGCGAAGCAGACCCTTAGCGGCTTCTCTGGCGTTGCGACGAAGTACAACATCGTGGACAAGTCCACGGGCTCGAATGTGATCGTCGGCGCTGTGGACCTTTACGCGTCTGACTTTGGCGTCAAGAAAGCGGTGCCGAACCGCTTCGTGGCTACCTCGTCAGCGCGCGGCGCCAGCACGCCGCGTTCGGTGCTGGGTATCGACCCCAAGATGTGGTCGATCCACTATCTGCAACCGTTCTCCGTCGAGCCGCTGGCGCGCGTTGGCCATGCCAACCGCAAGCTGCTGAAGATGGAGTTCAGCCAGGCGTCCCGAAACGAAAAGGGCAACTGGATTCTGGCCGACATCGCAACGAGCTAGTGACTAGGCGGCGGGGTTTCGGCCCCGCCGTCGCATTTTGGAGTGACAATGGCACAAGACCCCAACGACATGAGCGGCGTAGCGGCCGCGACCGCAGGCGAGAGCGCCGGCATCAAGCGCGCCCGTCAACGCACACTGGAAGGCGACGCGCCGCCCGATGCGAACGTGCTGGCGGACGCGATCAGCAAGGCCATGCAGCGTTCCAGCGCGTTGCCGCCGCAGAGCCTTGGCGCTGTGGTCCGCTGCTCGGTGCGCGCCGGTTACGAGACGGTGCGCCAAGTGAACAGCGACGGTTCGTCCCGCATGGTGACGAGCCCGAAGAAGGTGGTGTTTACCGGCGACGAGACGCCGGACGGCAAGACGTATGAGGTGGCCAATGGCCGTCCTGTGCGTCTGAAGCGCGAGGCGTATGAGCGCCGCCGCGACATGGGCCATGTGATTATCGCCGAATGAGGTTCAAGTCGGTTCAGTACACGGGCGACCCCGGCGACGACGAAGCCCGCTTCCTGCACGCAGCCAAGTATCAGCGCGCCTATTCCAAATGGGAGCTGATGTTCGACTGGGATCCGTTCTTGGGCGTGCTGGAGGAGTACCAGTACGACACGGCGACCGGGCAGATGACGATCAAGCGCACGCAGGATTGCTCTAGCGTGCTCGATGACAATGCCGAATGGCGTCAGTCGGAGCAGACGTGGCGCAAGAAGGAAGACAAGTGGCTGCGCTACGCGTCGATCCCGATGCTGGTGGTCGAACAGTGGATGAAGGAGGGCATCAACGTTCTCCTTGCCGAGACTGACCGCAACGGCGTGCCGAACGAACACTTGAAGCGCGTGCTGAAGAAGCTGCGCGACCCCGATTGGCAGCACTTGAAGACCGTGGACATGGACATGGGCGACGGCTCCACCGAGGGCATGACGCGCATGATCCACGTCCCCGGCAATGGCCTGATCTGGCCGTGTAAGGACGATCTGTGACCGAGCTAAGCGCCTCCGAACTGACTGACGACAATGATCGCCTGCTGCTGGAAGCTCAGCGCGCCGCGCAGCGTGAAAGCTGGGCCGAGGTCATGGCGTGCGCCGATGAGGTGCTGAAGAACGACCCGCTACGGACTGAGGCGATGTTCCTGTCTGCTCTGGCGCTACGCCGAGCGGGCAATGAAGGGACCGCGGCGCAGCTTCTGAGCTTGGCGACGAAGCTTGAGCCGAACCGTGCGCCGATCTGGCTTAACCTTGCAATGTGCCTGCATGAGCGGCACCCGATGGAGGCTTACAGCGCGGCGATGCGGGCGCAGATGATTGCGCCGGACACGTTGGACGGGCTCTCCATCCTCTGCAACATCGCCAGCACATGCGGGCGCCATGCCGAGGCGCTGGAATGGGCTGAGCGTTCGGAGCGCAAGTACGGGGTCCAGCCCGAAGTGTGCCACAACAAGAGCTTCGCGCTCTTTGCGCTGGGGCGTTGGAAGGAAGCATGGCGCGAGTTCAAGCCGAGCTTGGGCCAGCCGGATCGCAAAATCAGGAACTACCACGCCGGCAAGGAAACGCCGCGCTGGAACCCGAACAAGCATGAGAAGGCCGTGGTGGTGATCTACGGCGAGCAGGGCATTGGCGATGAGGTCATGTATGCGAGCATGATCCCGGCAGCGATCGAAGCGGCTCAAGCCAAGGGCTCTAGGGTTGTTATCGAGTGTTATGAGCGTAACGCCGAACTGTTCCGGCGCTCTTTTCCTGACGCGACGGTGTACGGATCGCTTCGGGAGATGTATTCTGAATGGCCGCGTGACGAGGGCGTTACGCACAAGCTGGAGATGGGCGGTCTGGGCGAGTTCTTCGCCGCAGAGCCGCTTCGCGGGCCCGGCTTTCTGACGCCCGATAGCGCGCGCAAGGCGATGTGGAATGCGTGGATGAACGACCAGGCGCCGCATCTGCGCTGCCTGCCGCGCAAGAAGCGTGTGGGCATCGCCTGGACCGGCGGAAGCTGGGAAACCGGACGCGGCCGCCGCTCCGTCCCGTTCGAGGACATCTTAGCGCTGATGCGTGGCCAGGACTGCACGTTTGTCAGCCTGGAATACGAAGACCGCCGCAAGGACTTGGAGTTTGCGCCCGATGTGCTGAACCCGTATTGGGCGACGCGCAAGGGCGCCGACATGGACGATCTGGCGGCGATCCTGACTAATCTGGATTTGGTCATCAGCGTACAAACGAGCGTGGTGGACTATTGCGGCGCGCTCGGCGTGCCGTGCTGGGCGCTTACCGATGCTGTCCCGCAATGGCGCTACACCGGCTTTTTCGGTGAAGACACGATGGGCTTTTACGAGAGCGTGAAGGTCTATCGTCAGAAGCAATGGGGCGA